CGCGAGCTGCAGCAATATGAAGTGGTGCAAATGTTGCACCAGGGAAAACAAAAGTACCTTGGCACGAGCTCACTATATGCATTGCCGGAGATTAACCCAAAATTCATTGAGCGCGAAAAGAACAGGCAATATCTGTATTTCAAAAATGGCGCCATAGAAGTTACGGCCGAAGGCTACAAACAGATACCGCTAACGGAGTTATCGGGCTTTGTATGGGCAGATGAGATTAAACAAAACGAGCCGGCCATTATGCCAACCTTGTTGGCCATTAACGAAAAGGGTAAATTAGATCATACCCAAAAGGCAATCGATTGCGACTTCTTTATGTTCATACTGGCCACCAGCTTTATTGACTGGGAAGTGGCTTGCGAAAGGGCAGGAATTGACCCGGACAACAGGAACAAGCACAGCATACTGCAAGCCATTGGCCACCTTACCGAAAAAGAGCAAGCGGAGATGGCCACGCATATGGTGAACAAAATTACAGGTATTGGCTATCTATTGCACCGCTACCGCGATGCAACCAACGAAAAGATGGTAATAGGCATGGATGCCAAAGAAAGCCCTGTAGGCGAAAGCTTTGGCCGTACCGGTAAATCATTAATCGGTAAAGCCCTTGGCCATGTGTTTCCGGTTGTTTCCATCGACGGAAAAAACAGCAAACTAGAAGATGATCCGTTCTTGTTTGAAAACGTAACACCATCAACAGCATTGGTATTTATTGACGATACCCGACCAGGAGTACACCTGAGCAGGTTTTTTACCGTGGTTACCGGTATTATGGAAGTAAATGGGAAAAATGTAGCCAAGCGCCTGATACCAGCTGAGCAAACACCAAAGCTGTACCTTACCACCAACCACAACCCAGAGGCTTCGGATGGCTCAACGCGCGACCGGGTATTCCTGATGGCTTTCGGCGACTGGTACAGCGAACACCACAAACCTTACCATGACTTTGGCCGCGCATTTTTCCAAGAATGGGATAAGGATCAATGGGATTTGTTCTACAACTTCATGGCCACTTGCCTAACCATGTATTTGAAACATGGATTGATTGATTGCCCACAAGAGGAGATAGTGAAACGCCAGCAGCGCCAAACCATGGGCGAAGAGTTCTTAGCCTGGGCAAACAACTATTATGCTTTTGATGGCAGCAACATCAATAAGCGGCAGGCGAAATCAACTGTATACGAGAATGCCCTTGCTTACAGCAAGCAGCTGAAGAATTACATGAATACCACCTTATTCATCAAGCGCCTCAAAACATTCTGTGCCTACAGCGGATTGGATTTTAACCCGCATAAGTTTGACAAGAAGGGCAAACCAGGCTTTTATGATAAGACCGGCAGCGTGGAGTATATTGTTGTGGCCAACGACAAATTCAACATTGCGGAAATGGAAGAATGGAAGAGCTGAGCAATTTAAATAAAGCCCTCTACAATCGGTTATACGGCTGCACCCTTAGGTGTGGCCGTATCTGTTTAAAGGAACAGGGCTTTGATGATGCCGTATACCAACCCGGCAAGCAGGCCAAAACAGAATAGACCGCTTAAGGCCAATGAAAATTCCATTGGCAGCAACTTCACCCATCCACCCGACTTCCAGTAGCTCATGTACCAAAGCTATCTATTTTAAAATAAAAAAGAAAGTCGCCTTAAGGTTTGCTATGGTGGTTTTCGTGAGGTACAAGCAATATGGCTGATTCGGAGACTATATGGCGACACCTTATTCATTTTCGCTACTTCGGTAAAGCACAACCCGATTTTTAGTTTTCTCCCCCCCTCACCCCCCCACTTAACGGAGTAAGTTAATGGTATTTATGTGCCAACAGCCTATATATTATATTTTTTTATCCTCTCTTTTTTGAAGTTAAAGGAAGAATTTAATAAATCGGTGTGCATTTGTGCGTTTAATATGTATATGACAGATTGTCAGAGCCTAAACGGGCGTACAAATTATTTTAGTAAACGCACAATTGCACAAAAACACAACTGCACAAATGCCCTAAAAATGGGTTTGTAAAATTGTGCGCACAAAAGCACAGGCAGGCAGTGGGTTTCAAGCGTTTTTTGTACAAATGCACAAATGCACAACCAATTATGCTATATAATAGGCTATATCGTTTTAAAATAAAACTTCAAAACAAAGTACAATTTGCACTTCAAATTGAATTTTTACTGGGTATATTTGGAGTACACTCTTATATACCGCCAATGGAGATGACTGTTCGCCTACCTGTTCGCCCTTCTGTATATCGCTTCTGTATCTCTCTATACGGTACAGCCAGTATCAAGGTCTCACATACGGTACCTGCCATCTATTCAGCATTTCAATTATTGCACCACCCAGAGCATTATATTGATAACCGTAGCGAGGTATTCGAAAAAGGTTTGTTCATTGAACTGATCATACCATCGGAGCTGCGCAAGAGTAATAAGTTCTTCTTAAGCGATAACCACATCAGGGTTTTCAATGGTATGATTGAGGGGCTGCTGTGCGAACAGTTGTATCAGTATCTGGACTTAATGACCAGTAGCGGGTTGAAGATTAATGATTCGATTGAGAGCTTTAAGAAGAATTTGGGTTTGGAAGCTGACGATTGGGCTTCGGATACGTTAAAGAAAAAATACTACCGTCACAGGCGCGCGCGCGAAAAGACAATTAAATCTTTCGGCAAAACGTCCCCTGAAAAAACGATAAAATAATGCCAAACCTAACCAACATACCTACGTTTAAAGCCCTATCTAATATGGGCGGAACGGTTGCCGAATTTGTGTTTGTAGACATAAACGATGTGGTATTGGTGCCATCGGCCGTTCAGGGCAAAATAACTGCCGATATTGAATTGGCAGCAGGCAAAGCTTGGTTTTCGGGTACTGGGGTTATTTACGGCAATATCTTTACCGAGCTGCAGCAACCAGGCGGCAATAAGCCCGATTTTTGGAAGGTATCGTTTAAAGGTAAAATACCGGAGTGGAATAACCTTACTGCAGATCTGTTCAGTATAATGGTTCATTACCGCTTCATGGTATTGGTTACCGATATGAACGGCATGGAATGGGTACTGGGCCATCCTGATTATGAAGGATTGGAGTTTAGTAGTGATGGCAGTACCGGAAATGGAGGAAGTGGCTTTAATGGCCACGAATTTGAATTTTATGGTATCATGCCGTACAAGGCGCCCAATTATAAAGGTACTTATACTATTGATGCTGGCGACTGCCCGCCAGCTAGCGTTACGGCCGATGGCACTACCGTTGAATTACTTGCCGGTAGCACCAACACACTAGCCGAAGTAATTGCCGACTTCACTGACGCTGAGCTATTGGATGCCTTGCAAACCACTGGGCAAGATGCCGCACTTGAAGTAAACGTAACCGCCACCAGCGGCACTATACTTACCATACCTATTGATACGACGGTAACTTTGGAGGATGTAATTGATGGCGCGACCGTAGTTGATATTGGCGACGCGGTAGTGGCTGATGGCAGGGCAGGGCTGGTATTTGAAGAGCTTGCCCTGAGCGTAACCAACCAAGAGGTAGAAGATGCCTTGAGCGCTACGCAACGCAAAGCATTGATAAGCATACCACCGCCAAAAATTGGCCACCCAGTGGTAATATATAGTGCCAACGACATCGGTACCAATAACCCAGGGCGATTGGTTGACTTTTTTACGTTGGCGGTAAACAACCCCAATGGCAACACCAACCGATTTGAAAACATTGGCGCCAACGTATTAATTGATTGGGCCACAGGCTTGTATTGGACACGCGCCTTGCAAGCTACCAACACTTGGGCTGGGCACAATACAGCGGCAGCTGCGCTTACCCTTGATGGTCTTACCGGCTGGCGCTTGCCGCACGAGTCGGAGTATTATAGCATACTAAACCGATACAGCGCAACGCCATTGAACCATAGCGGCTTTGGTATAACGCTTGGCGTAAGTACCAACTTCTGGACTGGCGTAGTAAACCCTGGCAACACCGCACAAGCCTATGTAATGAATATAACTACCGCCGGTACCGTCATCATGTCGTTTAGCGGCCGCGGCAATAGCAATGGAACTTTTTACTGCAAATCAATCTAACATTATGGAAACGCAATACCTATATGCCCGCGTCTGCTTTTTGATAACCAGCATTACGGTTGCTGAGCAAGCATTATCCAATGTATATGCGCGCATCAAAAACGTGAATTACGATGCATCAACGGGCCTTGCTACCATTACCATCTGGATATTGGAATCGCCCGAATCGGAAATATACTATGCGCACAGCATAAGCGTTACCCGACCGCCAGCTACCAGCATTGGCGAAACTGAATTGGTGCAAGCCGTATTGGGCATTATACCGGGTAGCAGCATCTACATAGGCCAGTAATAACGTCCTTTGGCGCACCAATAGCTTGCGGTATGTTTGAACCGTGAAGTTATTATCAGCTATATTTTTCGGTCACTGGCTCATTGATCAACAATGGGTTGAGCAGGTTGCGTTGCCGCACATAGTACAGTTGCGCAGCGGAGAGATAAGCCTTGCTGAGTTCAACAAACAAATTACTGAAGGTAAGCAAGCTAGTACACCCAGTATTGTTTCTCCAACTGGCTTAGAAGATAAGTACATCTCTGGCAAAGCTGCCAATGGCAGTGTGGGTATCATCAATATGCAAGGCCCATTAATGAAAGCCGATGGCTTTTGTGGCGAACCTGGTATGATAACCATGGGCAACTGGGTAAAGCAAATGGCCAACGACCCTAAGATAAGCGCCATTGTGTTCAATATGGACACACCAGGCGGTACCGTAAGCGGTACTATGGAGCTTGCCAACATTATTAAGGCAGTACAAAAACCCACCATTGCTTTTGTTGACGATATGGCCGCTAGTGCCGGTATGTGGATTGCCTCTGCAGCTGATGAGATTGTAGGCGTGAACCCATTAGCACAAGTAGGCAGCATTGGTGTATATACCCGCTTTGCTGATTTTGGCGACTATTACAAAGAGCGCGGCATTAAGATTAATGATGTGTATAGCCGCTTAAGCCCCGAGAAAAACAAAGCTTACCGCGAAGCACAGCAGGGCAACTTAGAGCCTATGCGCGATGACTTGGATAAGCTGGCTATTGCTTTTAGGGAGACCATGCAAACCAATCGTGGCGACAAATTGAGCGAAGAGGTATTGAAAGGCGGTATGTATTATGCCACCGATGCGCTGTCCTTTGGTTTGATGGACCAAGTGCTCAACTTTGAACAGACAATAGCCCGCGCCAGGGAATTGGCAGGGGGAAGTAAACCTAAACGTGTAAGACAGGTATCATGAAAAAAGAATTCGCCACCTCATTTGCCTTTTTGACTGCATTCTTCACTAGTGCTCAAGGTGAGGGTAACTTCTCTGCCGTTCATGAAGAAGAAAGCGACTCTTTTTTATTGACTAGCGGCAACTTAGGCTTGCTGAACAATGAATTTGGCCGCATGAAAGCTGAAGTTAAGGCTTCCAACGAAGCATTTGAAGCCCAAGCCAACAAGCATACTGAGGCTATTGCCGCCAAAGACGAAACCATTGCGACCTTAAACGCTCGCATTGCAGAGTTGGAGGAAAATACCCCAAGCGGAGCAGCCAGCACGGTAAAGGCAACATCTGACCCAAAAAACTCAGCTGCCGGTACCGTAAACCAAGAAAGTGCACACATGAAACTCGCTCGCGAAGCGGGATTATTATAATAGCCCCAAAAACCAAACCTAGCCATGCCAGGATTAGATGCATCAGATATAGCGAGCGAATACGGCTCGTACTATATTAACCAAGGCCAAAACCTTCAACGTATTGCAACGCAATTAAAGTTGAAGACAAAAACGCCAATGATTGCCACGCCGGTAATTACGAGTGATACCATTTGGCGCGGTGCTACCGGCAAAATGAGTTCGGTAATACAGGCTTTCCAAAAGAACTTTACCGCGAAAGGCGATGCGACTTTTGAGGCGCAAAAAATTCCGCTTTTCAACATCAAAGTTGACTGGGAAGATTACCCGGATGAGATTGTAGAAAACTGGATGGGTTTCTTGGCATCCATTAGCGATAATGAGCGTGCCAACTGGCCAATCATCCGCTATATCTTGGAGGCGTATCTGATTCCTCAAATACAGCACGACTTGGAAAGCCAGTGTTACTATTTTGGTGACCACGCTGCCCCAACGCCTGGTACTGCCGGTATTACCAGCGCTGCCATGGATGGCTTGCGCAAGCAGTTAACTGCTGGCTTGTCAAGCGGCATCAATGACCTATCGGCCATCGGTACCGTAAATGCCACGAACATCTTTGATAAGGTGGAAGAAATCACCGACAAATTGACGGAGGTTTTCCGCGGGGTGCCTTTGGTTTTAGCCATGAGCACCAAAAACGTGGTACGCTACCAGCGCGACCGCCGCAATACCCACGGCACCGACACCGTGCATGACCCGAACAAGCTTACTCCCGATTTTTACGATAGCGTAAAAATTGTTGGCTTGCCAAGCATGGATGGTACCAGCGACATGTTCCTTACCACCCAAATGAACTTGAAGTATATCCGCCGTTTGGGCAGCGAAAAGCCGTTCAAGGTGGAGAGCCAAAAGCGCTTGGTAAGCGTAATGAACGACTGGTGGGAAGGTATGGGCTTCCACTTCAATGAATTGGTGTGGTACTATCGTGATCCATCGAGCTCAAGCAGCTCAAGCTTATAGTAGTTTCTAGGCGGAAACTTTGTTGAAGGGGGGTAGTGCTAACGCACTGCCCCCATATTTACAAATAAAATAAATTGTTTAACCATGTTGTTAGATATTGCAGGTAACCCAACCGATAACCAAGGCGGCATAGCCTCTTACCTTGGATTGATTTTGCTAACAGATATAGCAACCCATGCTACGCCGCCAAAATCTAACGGCTCAACCCTAGCTGCCCGAACCCAATGGACTGGCGATGTGATACCGAAAGCCGGTAAGGGCTTTGCCAAGTTTGAGATTGTGCCATACAAAGGTGGCGTAAATGCCGAATTGGTGGGCGAAACCTTTGGCAAAAGCTTTAAGCCGATGCTTACTTTCAGTATTGCCGGCACTGACCAGGACAAAGCTGAGTTTGAGAACGTATACCGCCACGGTAAGTTTGCCGCATTATACCTAGACCGCGAAGAGCGCGCCTACTTGCACGGTACCGCTGCAGCTCCGGTGATTATAGAAACCGTGAGCGCCAACTTCGGCGATAGCCCAGAGGCGTTCAAAGGTTCATTATTTACTTTGATGTGCTACGCCAACTACGGACACGCGCCTTACGCCGGCGCAATAACCTGGTTGACAGGCACAGGCTCAAGCAGCAGCAGCTTGTAATTATTGAGGCTTGTTAGTTGATATTTATAAATCAGGGGGAAGGGCTGCATTGCGCGGCCCTTCTTTTGTTTAAACACGTTTATGCTCTACATCAATAAAACCGCCAGCCGCTACATACAGTACGGCCCCAAAAAGTACGACCTGCACAACCTTACCGAAGACCAGGTAAAAGAATTGTTGCTCATCGGCTGTTTTCATATAGCCATAAGCGATGCGGGGCTGAAGAAGCCCTTGTTTACGGCAAAAGAAATAGTGCCCTTGGTAACGAATGCGGCTACTGCAGACGAGGCCAGCCGCTTTGCCTGCCTGAGCAGCGCCGCAACCGTTAAAACCGCTTGGCAAAAACGCATGGAGCGCCCATGAGCCGCCTACATGCCTTTACGCCCTATGCTGCTGAAGGCCAAACCATAGCCCAAGCCATTGATGAGCAAATGCAAAGCTTAGCGGCTGACGATTGGGGTTTTATGATGGACCATGACGTGCACCTAACCACACCCGATTGGCACCCTGCTATACGGGCGTGTATTGCGCACAACCCCCATTACGGCATACTTACCGTAATGACCAACCGCTGTGGTGAGTTGGCTCACCCTTGGCAGATGCAACCTAACGTGGATGTAAACAACCACGATATACACTACCATAGGCGCATTGGCAAGCAGCTATTGCAAGCGCATGGTACGTTGGTGGTAGATGTAACCCACATGAAGCGCAAAATGAACGGCGTGGCCATTGCTATCAAGCGTAGTGTTTGGGACGAACTGAAGCCACGCTTATTGCCCAGGGAAAGCATCTTGAGCTTTGACTTAAAGCTACACCGCTATGCCCGTGACAGTGGCCACTTGGTAGGGGTAATGCAAGGAATTTATGTATACCATTGGTACCGTGCCGATGGTGTAACCCATATAAGCTAACCAAATGGAACAAAGGCCTGAGATAATTCAATTTGTGCCATACGCTAAAGAAAACGAAGGCCTTGGTGCCGCTTATCATAATTGTATGCTCCGGTTGCATCAGCACGAGTGGGGTTTGCTGTGCGACTATGATATGATGTTTCTTCCTTCCGACTATATGCGCCAGCTGGAAGAAGTGATTATGGCCAACCCGGAATATGATTGTTTTACGGTAATGACTAACCGTATAAGCAAGCTCAGGCCTCAAGCTATGCAGCTGGCCAAGGTGTTGCCGTTTGACAACCACAATATACCTGAGCACTATACCGAAGCACTTAAGATACAACGTGATAAACGATTGAATGTGTTGGGTATAACCAACAAGTGCGAAGAAGGAATACCGGCTACCATGGGCGGGGTGGCCATCCTGATTAAGCGCACGGCCTGGGACATCATCAATAGCACTACGGAGCCAGCTCCGCTCTGGACTTTTAAGAAACATCTTACCATTGATGGTAAGATACACAAGCGCTTAAAAACCCACGGCCTGAAGCTTGGACTAATGCAGGGCGTATATGTTTATCACCGTTACCGCCACGACGGTATAGTACACGTAAAATAGCATCGATGCAAAAGCTAGACCTAGTTTACCCATTGGCAGCTGAGAGCGCCTGGGACCATAACGAGATACGCTACAGCTTGCGTAGCGCCGAAGCTTACTTCCCTATTAACCAAGTGTGGGTTATAGGCCATAAGCCTGCATGGCTTACGGGTGTGCAGCACATACCGCATCCTGATCCGTACCCGGTTGGGCAAAACAAGGATGCGAACATGATACAGAAGATATTGCGGGTATGCTTTGAGCCTAGCCTTACTGCAGAATTTGTGCGAATGAGCGACGACCAGCTCTTTTTAACGCCTTGGATAAAAGAGGTGCAAGGCTTGCCCAGGGCACAGCACGAAGTAAATGCCAATAGCGACTTTACGAGCAAGGATTACCTGCAGCGGGTGCGCCGAACTTGGCAAGCTCTTGGTGCCCGCAAACTGGATTGCCTGAAGTATGAAGGGCACATACCTTACTTGTACGATAAGTACGAGTTTGGGCGTATTATGACCAGTTATGCCTACGGTGCCGATTACGGCCTTTGCATCAATACCCTGTATTTTAATACCCTTTACCCCAAGCCCATAGCGCCCATCGGCGTGGGTGATATCAAAGCGCAGTTTTTTGGACAGCAAAAACACTTTAGCCGGAAAGACATTTTGAGACGCATGGAGGGCAAATGGTTTATGAACTATAGCGACCCAGGACTGACACCAGAGCTTAAGCAGGTTATTGAGGAGCGGTTCCCAACGAAGAGCCGTTTTGAGAAATGACATAGTTATTGCTATCTTAGCCATCGACTAAACCATTTTACAGCAGTGCAATTGCAACCGCCCTTATTGGCCGGGGCTTTACCTGTTTATCAGGCTTTTGCACTGCAAATGGTTTAGTCGCTAAAGCCCCGGCTCTATGGCGCGCAACACAGACAACGAAAACTTAGGCTTACCCAGCGATTGGCAGGCGTTCTTTGCGCAAGCAATTGGGGTTTGGTTGGATGGTATGCGACCTGCAGCACTATACAAAGAGGGTGTTGAGCTGTTTACCACCCAAGAGGTAATAGAGGCACTGGAACCGATACTTGCAGGCATAACCACCAAAGAGGTATATGATTACTTGATTGGCGAGGGCTTTAAGCCTACCAGGGTGGGAGAAGGGATGTTTTGGTTGGGGGTGAGGATTGATTAGGGCGCCCGAGCGGGCTGATACGCAGTAGACCGGTGGGGCTACTTGCTGCAATCCACTGGCGCGATTTAATTAGTGTTTAATTAGAGTTTAATTACAGACTTATGAGCCTAGTTGTTGTAAATACTCATCAAGATTTGATTCTTGAAAAGATTGATAAAGCCTTATTGCTGCTTCTAGATGAACATAATGGAGTATTTAAGCGTGAAGAGCTTACCATTATTGTGCCCAAATGTGTATTAAAAGCAATGGAGATTGGGCAACCATTAAGCGGTGTGGATAGGATAAAAGAAATTTTTGGAATCGATACAGTCTTGCAAAAAAGAAAAGATATCGTTATTAGAACCAAAAACTATATTGTGGCTAGGAAAACGATTCCTCAGCAGATAAAAAAAGCATATTCTTAATGTCCTTTGGTGTGCAATGTTGGTGTGGTATGTTTGGGGTATGAAGAACTTTAAGATATTGCGCACGTTGTTTATGGCCCTGCTATTGGGTGCGGCCATGATGGTAAGCGGTAATGCCATTGCGCCAGAGAACCATACCGAGATATCCATTTTTGCAGACCAAGCCCCAGTGCTTACCAATGCGCCACCAGTGGTAGTAGCGGGAAGCAAAAGCCTTGTTGCCGTTGATGCAAAAAGCTACACCCTTGTTTCTCGCCCTCTGTTGGGCATTCGTGGACAGGACTGTTAAACCTATATTCGGGTAATTGCCCAATCAAAAAATCAAAGCCCCATTGCGTAATTGCAGTGGGGCTTTTTCGTGTCCTTTGGAGTGCAATTGCACCTTGATACCTTAGTGGTATGGATAAGAAACAACTCAAAGAGATAAACGATTGGCTTAATAGCGATCGGGATTTCGACAGCGGTGTAGCCCTTTACGACCGTTTAGGCAAAAACCGCAACCTGAAAAGAAACTTCCAGAAGTTTAATAACTACAGCGCTGAGAAGTTGCCTTACGAAATAGCAAAACTTGCGGGCTTGCCATCAGATGGCAGATGGGCCGTAAAAGATGCTGCAGCAGCCAAGGATGCGCCCGACCCGCTGTTGGGTATTGGTAGTGGCCAAGTTGCCACCGATGCGCCCACAACCCCAGAAATAGGCGAAAATGAGCCATTGGCAGAAGAGACAACCCCGCAAGAAACCACTCCAAACGACAGCATCAAGCCTGATGTAGATGCGCCGCGGGAGGTATTGGATATTTGGAGTGCTTACCTAAAGGCATACGACATGATGCGCGATGCAAAAGGCCGTATGAAAGAGTTGCCTGAAGATGCTGAGCACGACGAGCGCCGCAATGAGCTGGCTAGTGATATAGTTAGCCACCGCGATTATATTACCGAAGCCAGGAGGTTGCTGGAGTATTATAAAGCCAATGGCTCTTTGCCAGCCACAGAAACACCTGCAGATGAAGTAGCAGCTGTTGTTGTATTGCCTGAGGTAGCGGCGGCTACCAATGTGCCTAAGCCAGAATCGTTGCCGAAAACGTTGGATTTGACCAAAGAGGCCGATGTGGCCAAGCGCATAGCTACTTTGGGCACTTACATAAGTAAGCACGCGGATAAGCCAGTGCTTAAGGCCAAATATGAGCTGGAGCGTGATTATTTGCGGGGTATTTTGAATAAAACAATAGCCCTGTAGCATACATGGGGCTATTGTTTGGCGATAGCGGATTGGATGGCAAGCAGCTTGGCCCATTGCCCGGCACGGGAGTTAAGATATTGCCGATTGCAAATCTTAAACCCCAAGCCTTGGCAGCCAGCGCCGAAATAAAGCAGCTTGCCACCGAGGTTATGAAACAGGCCTCACTAATTTGGTTGTCGGAAGGAAACTTCAGTTTGCACCAATTGCTAGAAAGCATATTGGATGAGACCGGCCCAGCAAATGTTTGGCTTAGCGCCTATGCCATTACGGAAGAACCGGCACGCCGAATCTTCCGTTTGCGCCAGGCAGGCACTATCATCCATCTTAGCTGTTTGCTAGACGCCCATTTGGCGAGAAACAACGCCAAGGCTTACCAGCTGCTCAGTAAGACGGCAGATAGATTGGGCACGGCCCACATCCATGCAAAATGTTTTGTGGTGCAAAATGAGCGTTTCGAAATAACCGTAATTAGTTCGGCCAATTTCAGCCATAACCCCCGACTTGAGCTAGGCCAAAGTTTTGGCACGGGGGAAATGGCAAAATGGATGATAGATTGGATAGAAGAGCATCTAACCAAAGGATTGGCAACATGAACGAAGAGGAGCTAAAAGAACTGGAGCAGTGCGGAGCGGCTTGGCTTTCGCCAGCCGATACGGCGATAGTTATGGGCCTTGATTTGCTGGAGTTTACCGAACTGATGGAAGCCAATGGACCTGAACACCTGGCCTATATGCGAGCTAGGCTGAAAAGAACGGTTGCCTACCGAAACAGTATACTTGACCTTGCCGTTGCCGGCAGTGCGCCAGCCCAAGAGCTGGCCTTGAAGCTTTACAAGCAGCATGTAATTGACAATACAGACTTATGACCTTACCCAGTAGCAAACAACCGCTTAGAAGCCAATACCAACGCATTGAGCACTACTACGCTACTGGCGATGAAAGCGTATTAAGCTTTGACGATGAAGAAGTTAACAAACGTTGGCTAACGGCCCACGATTTGTTGTTTAAGATAAAAAGTACCCGGCAGGTTGCCAAAATGCTAGTGGCAAGGTTCCAGATATCGCTGCGCGTTGCTTACCTCGATATCAATTGCGCCCGGGAGCTCTTCGCATTTACTACCCTTACTCGGAGGGCAGCACTGGCCAAAGTGCAACAAATGGCCGAAGAGGTTTATGAAAAAGCCTTGGTAGCTGGCGACCTTAAAACGGCCGACTCGGTGATCGGGCGCTTAGTTAAAGCCTTCCAATTGGATAAGCCCGAAAAAGACATCCTCAACCCAGATGATTTTAGGCCCATTATATATGCCACATACGACCCCAAAGATTTGAAAGTTGGAGCTGTGAAAGGCGACTTGAGGAAGCGCACCCAAGCTTATTTGGAAAACAAAGCAAAGGCCAAAGAAGAGGATATAGACTTTGAAGAAGTAGAAAAGCCGACAGATGGTTGAGCCTAGAAAGATAAAACTTAACAGGCCCCAAATGTTGGCTTACTTGGTTGAGGCCAATACCAGCTATAATGTTTGGGGCAGGGGCGCGGGTAAAACAACCGGATTGATTGCGCCCAGGATAAATAAGTTGGTTCAAGAATTGCCGGGAAGCCTATCGATAATAGGAGCGGCCACTTATGCCCAATTGCTGGAGCGTACCTTGCCACCGGTAGTGGCCGCATTGGAGAGCTGGGGTTGGGTGAGGGATGTGAACTATGTGTTTGGTAAACAACCGCCCAAGGCTTGGAATTGGCCAAAACCCAAGTTGGCACCCCTACGATGGGAGCACACGTTTACGTTTAATACCGGAACTGTTTTCCAACTGATAAGCCAAGACAGACCGGGCAGCGCCAATGGATTGAGTGCCGTAAGCGGTATTTTTGATGAATGTAAATACCTGAACAAAAGAAAGCACGATGAAGAGATAGCGCCTATATTCAGGGGCGCTTTGGAGTTGTATGGAGACCACCATTTGTATGGTGGCCTGCTGTATTGTACGGATATGCCGACTATGCGGGAAGGTATGTGGATATTGGAGATGAGAGAGCAAATGGATGCCGAACTGATAGAGCTGATATTGGCCAATGTATTCGACATCCAAGAAAACCAACTAAAGCTGCCTGCCGCCAGCAAAAGCTATCAGAAAGTATTGAAGCGGGAAATAGCCGTGGCACAAAGAGAGCTGAGCCTATTGAGGCGCGGTTGTGTGTACTACAGCGAAGCCAGTGCGATGGAGAACCTAGCAGCACTGGGTAAGGACTACATAACCCGCATGAGGCGTATGTTGCCGCCTGCAGTGTTTGATACATCGATACTGAACAAAAGGCTTAGGGATATCTCCAGCAAATTCTATGCTGCCCTGAGCGAGAGTGAGCATACTTACCAGGCTAAGGATAACAGCTACTTGGATTCGTTGGGTTTCGACTTTCAGAAGGTAGAAGGGCAGTATGCCTTTAAGGGTTTGGGCAATAGCAAGGTTGATGCGGATGTGAACCGTATGCAGCCGTTGGATATAGCTATTGACTATGGTGGCCACTTTAACTGTATGGCTATAGGCCAAGAGCATGGCATAGGGAATGTGAGAGAGTTCCGTTTCTTAAACGGCATGCATGTATACCCGCCATCTGGATTGGTTCACCTAGTAGATAAGTTCTGCGACTACTATGCACAACACCGCGCTAGGACTGTATACTACTACTATGACCATACGGCCACTGGCCTTAATGCTGCCAGTAAGCCATTTAAGGATGTAGTGATAGAGCAGTTCAGGAAGCGCGGCTGGGAAGTGATAGAGATGTATATGGGGCATGCGCCCTACCATGAGGATAAGCACCAGTTTTGGCACACTGCACTACTAGAGCAGAGCGATGATTTGCCTAGCTTTAGATGGAACAGGGATAACTGTGATGATATGCTAACGAGCATGCAAGATGCCGGTATCAAGCAGGGGCGCAATGGTTTCCAAAAGGATAAGGCCAGTGAGGACCCGAAGAAAGGTATATCGCAACAACACGCCACCCACTACAGCGATGCGGTTGATCAGCTGGCATGGGGCAAGTATCGTGCAGCCTATGCAGGCAAAGGCCATGACATGTTCGGTGTTGTGGTTATGTAAGCAATGTACAAATGTTTTATTGGAATAAGAATTGGCAAGAGACTGGTGTTGCTAGGTTTTTGCCAATTCTCGAGGCTACCTAATGGGGGGGGTCGTATTTAATATATCGTAATTCGTTAGGGGTGCAATTGCAGTTTTTAATAGGGCTTGTGGTGCCTGTCTGCCCGAGCGTGCAATGTTTCAAAAATGAGACCCCACGCATTTCGTTGGGGTACAGTCATATATACATAACATACACCGCACAGATGTTGTAAATGCCGTCACATTATTTAATAATAAATCCATAACTAGTTGGATTTCAGTTTATTAAATTGCAATTTATCCTAATTTTAGTTGCTTAAAAATTTGCGCTTACCTATTGTTTTTGTATCTTTAAGTATTGTTAAACATCACTAAATCAATTACTTATGACACCAACTAAGAAAGGTGAAACCTTGCACAAGGTGCAAGACCAAAACATTAACACCCAATTGCCAGCCGTTAAAATGGCTGTGCCTCCTTCCAACCCAATCGAAGCCCTAAGATATGCCAACCAGGCACTAGGCGTAAAATTGGAACACTTGGATAAAATCGTATTGACCGAAGAAAAGGTTAAACAGTTCCAACCTAGCAACCCCGAAAGTGGTTGCAACCTCACCATTACCGATGCCAATAACAACAAGTTTACCACAGGCAATTCGGCACTGGTTGCCCGTGCCCTAGAGGTTATAGGCTTCGAAATTCTTAATGTCCGTAAAGCTACGGAAGCGGAAATCTTGGAATTTGCAGCCGTTAAAGCTGCGTAGTAGGTAGAATAAAGAAGCCCCCGTTAGTTTCTAAGGCTTGGCGGGGGCTTCTAAATCTCCATGTTGTTAAACATCACTTCAAAAACATAGTAGATAATGGCAAATGTAACTAAAACAACCAGTAAAGGCAAGCGCATTCCTAAAGACGAATGGATTAAAAACATGCAAGCCACCAGAGAACAATTGAAAGCTTACAGCGAGCAAGTGAAACCCCTCGTCGAAGCTGGCAGGTTTTCAACTATCAACGAGGCTATCATTAGCACCATTTACCAAGATGGCAAAAATCGGGAGTTTAAAAGCTTCCACCAATGGCGACAAGAAGGCTATTTTGTTAAACTAGGTCAAAAAGGTTTTCCAGTATGGAGCAGACCAGTAGCCAGCATTAAAGAGGAAAAGAACAAAGAGCAGGGCAAAGAAGAACCCATCTTTGAAGAAGATACCAAAATGTTTAGGGTTGCCTATCTGTTCAGCAACGAGCAGGTAAAGCAAGAAAGTAAATCAGAAAGGAGGGCAGCAGCATGAACCTCTTTCTAAACAAAGCCAGCGAAGCCATATTCAACAAACTAATTGCACAGCTAGACGAATATGGACACATAAAGATTGATAATTCCGATGGCTTATATATGCCCATTGTCGTTGAAAGGTTAGCCGAAAACAAACACGGAATTATCTACAGCCTTGCCCACTACGGAAAGCAAAACGGCGATGCGATGAGAGACCCCGACATGACTTTTTTAGTTCGTCAAGGTGGTATCATGCCTATGAGCTATCAGCAAGATTATTTAGGGGTTTATGAAGAGTCTAGCGAGATTGGCGAAGATGGATATTTGCGATACAAACCAAAGCTATTGAACCAACACGTAAAGTTTGCAAATATGTGGCTTAGGAATATTCAAGCCCAGCAACGAATTTAAAGAAGCCATTTTTATTGTGTGCCTTACTTCTGCTTAGGTGGGGGTAAGGCTATTTTTTTTGTAAAAACTTCTTTCTTTGGAGTGCCAAAGAAAGAAGCAAAGAAAACTTCAAGGTACGGATGTAGGCCTTGAGCATCAATCAGGCAATATCAGCCCATCCAGTCTATTGAATTTACCAAGATAGTAGTGGTGCTCTGTGCTCATCGCATGAAAGTAAACGTCCGTTTTGTAAGCTCCAGCAACTTTACTGCCTATCAACCTGCTGTTTTCGGCATCACAGTACATCATTATGTTGCGGCATACATTATCAATATGGTTCGGCCGCTCGCTTACTATCCACATGGTCCAAACCTCGCCCAATACCTCGCACTCATACTTGGTAGTATCTAGCTTAATCGCTCCAATTTCAATAAAACTTTCTATGGCTTTAAAAGCTTCTCCGGCCTTCAGCAGCATAATCTTCTGTTGTTCATCCATAGTCGTAAAGTTAGTGGTTTTCTTGTCCTTTCGTAATGCGTTCCGGTATGGTATTTTGGTACCATGAATTTAAGAGAAGCCATATCACTCATGCAAAGCAGAGACCAAAAAGGTCAGCCTGCTATCGTTTCAATCAAATTTATCAAGCATAGCAAAGCCACTGGCAAAGGCGGTCAGATAAGATTGATTGCCAAAGCGCAACTCAACTCCATGCTTACCGGAGTGCACAAAATTCAATTTGCCACCATCGACGTTCGAGACCTCGACGAAAAAGAGCCCAGTCGAATGATTAAGAAAATACACACCGATTTGATTACCGAAGTAAACGGAATAGCTGTAGTATGAAAGATGAGGTAATAATTGATCCAACCAGTTCAGCTGCATATCTGCCTGGCGTAAATGCAATGGTAGCTTTGCAAACCGAAAACACACGTCCAACGGTGGCCAACTCCAAAACGGAGATAAAAAGTACCGTTGGCGAGTATAATGTTGCGCCTTGGGGCGATTCCAACGATAGGCCTACTGCTGTTTATAATAAGGTTAAAAAAATCAGCATCATTCCCAAAAGCCTCGAATTGCTAATCAAGCTCACTCATGGCCAAGGTATTCGCTATGGCTTTGTCAAAGATTTTGATGCCCAAGGCAAAGAGGTGCTAGAGTTCAGAAGGGATGAAACTATTGAAGCCTTTCTTCGCGACAGTAACATCAACTCACTCTATCTTCCCGAAGCTATTACCGATCTGAAATGGTTTGGCAATGTATTCGTCGAACTTATCTTAAATAAAGCCAAGTCGCAAATACTTGCAGCCGTGGTTCAAGAAGCGCCCTATTGCCGCTGGACCACTAGCAACACCATGGGCTTTAGCGAGAATTGCATCATCTCCGCCGATTGGCCTTCCCCTGGCGACAATTTCATCGCGGTACCATCTTTTGATATCTACGATTACCAAAAGATTGATAAGCTCAAGAAACGAAGGCTAGAGCGTGTCATGTTTCCCATGTCGTTCCCTTCGCCCATGAAAATCTACTACCAAGAGCCTGCTTGGTGGAGCTTGGTTGATAGTGGCTGGCTAGAGTTGTTGGAGTTGATACCTAAGTTGAAATCTTCAATCTTGAAGAATCAAATGAACATCAAGTATCTCATACGCATTCCTTGCACCTACTGGCCCAACAAATACAAAAATTGGAAAACGCTGGAGCAAGATCAGCGAAATGCGATTTACAAATCAGAGCTGCAGAACATCAACGACTTGCTCACCGGTGTCGAAAAAGCAGGGTCGAGCATTATTACCCAATTTGATGTAAACCAAGATACCGGCAACGATTTTGGCAAGTGGGAAATCATTGCCATCAAAGATGAAATAAAAGAGGGTATCTACAACACCGATAGCCAAGAAGGCACTTCACAGTCGCTTTACTCCATCGGGGTAGATCCTTCTGTGTTTGGTTTATCCATCGGTAAAGGTATGGGCGCTGGTAGCGGCTCCGATGCACGGGTGGCATTCAATATCATGGATGTACTTTCAACACCTGAGCGCGAAAAGCTCGTGGCGCCATTGCACTTAATCCGCGACTTTAATGGCTGGCCACCTGAGTTAAGGTTCTTTATTCCTGGCCATCAGATTGCAACTCTCGATACTGGTAAAGAAGTTCAACCCAAAACCCAACCACAGGAATAATGGCAATCATTACCCAAACATCCGAACTGAAAGCATTTGTAGCGGTTACCACAACCCTAGAGCCTGAAGACTTTGCCCCTAGCATTGCCTCTGCAGAGCGCGATTACTTATTGCCAGCCCTTGGCCAAAGCCTGCTTACATCCCTTACAAGTGCTTATCAAGATTCATTAGGCTCCAATCCGCCTACCTTCCCACCTGCCTTGCTTGCTTTGTTGCCTTTGGCTCAAGCAGTAGTAGCCAACTTGGGTTTCTACAACTATGTAAATAGCATCGGCACGGTTCAGGTTACAGGTTCTGGCATTACTTCTTCGGTAGGCAAAGACCAAAAAACAGCCTTCCAATGGCAGATTGATGATGTAAAGAAGGCCTATCAGCAAGAAGGTTTTAAGTGCATCGATGCCCTTTTGGCATTCTTGGAGGCCAATGTAAGCAATTACAGTACTTGGAAAAGCAGCCCCCAATACACCCTCTACAAAGATACCTTGCTTTATACAACCCCTCAGGTTGAGTTTATCTATCCTTTATATTCCAGCCGTTTGGTTTTCTTGTTACTCAAGCCATCCATTCGGCACATCGAAGAAACCACCATCACCGATTTGTTAGGCAGCACACTCTACGATGCCTTGTTGCTCAAGCTAGTAGATGGCACCAATTACAGCGCACTCGAAGGTAAAGTAGTAAAGCTTTGCCGCGAGGCTACGGCATGGTTGGCGCTCGACCTTGCTTTACCATCTATGGTTGCACAGTTCAATGCATTGGGCATCAATCAGCAAGCTATTGAAGCCGTTACCGACAACAACAGGGCCGTTACCCCAGCTTCGCAGGGCATTGTGCGCAACCAGAGCAATAATGCATCTAGTCGCGGATTGGAAGCACTCCAAAGGCTGCGCAAACTATTGGTAGCCAATGCCACTGCTTTAGCTTGGACAGCCCCCGATGCCCAATCTGCAATCAACTATAACGAAGGTATTACAGGTAGCGGCATTGTAATGTTTTAAAACCAAAAAGAGCAAACACAACATGATCAAACATTTCTTTCAAGAGGCACGAGGATTCGAAACCGATACATTGGTTGAGTTAGGCAAAAAGCTGGCCGTACCGTCAGCAGCCGTAGGCGTGTTGTTAGCCAATATCGCCAATCAGTTCCTCAATCCGCTAGTGCTGGCCATTATCGTTTTCGTGGTATTCATGATGGTCATGGATATGGTTACAGGCTTCATCTACCACGTCTACATCAAAGTGCCACCCGATAAGTTCGACAAGAAGAAAATCTTTATTTCTTTCTTTCAATTCGGGTTACTCATAGGTATCATCATAGCCATGGTGTTCTTCAAAGTCGCCCTACTATCTATTGAAGGTACACCCCTTGGCTGGATGGTCCCTACCCTCGATGGCGGCATTACTGGCCTGTTTATCTCCTTCATCCTACTCATTGGGCTCATACTGCTATATGATGCCGCCAAACGTGGCAAAGAAATGGGCATGCCCGGTGCCGGCACACTCATGGGTTGGTTCAAATCATTAATCAACAAAACCGCAAAAACCGATACTGATGTCTAAGCTATTCTTATTAGATAACGGCCACGGTGGCATTGTCAATGGTCAATACGTTACACCCGGCAAGCGTTCTCCCGATTTTGGCGATGGCGTTTACTTTGAGGGTGTAGGCAATCGTGATATTGTTAACCGAATTGCTAAAGAACTAACCAAATTAGGAATTGACCACAATGTTTTAGTAAAGGAAGCAGAAGACATTTCGCTTAATGAGCGCGTAGCACGTGCCAATGCCTTGCAAAAACAATATGGCGATGCGATACTAATCAGCGTTCATAGCGATGCTTTTACAAACCCAAACGCCAACGGTTGGAGTTGTTTCACTTCTCCTGGTCAAAGCAAGTCCGATGAGTATGCAGATATCTTCTACCAAGAAGCTGAGGCGCTTTTTTGTGGCCGCACTATCCGCAAGCAGTTAAGCGACGGTGACCATGACTTTGAAGCCAACTTCCAAATGCTTCGCCAAACAACTATGCCAGCGGTATTAACGGAGAACTTCTTCATGACCAACTTACAAGACTACAGGCTACTTATGAGCGAAGGAGGCAAGAACATGATTGCACAGCTTCATATCAACGCCATTAGGCGCATAAACAAAATACCATGAAAACCAAAATAGAAACCCCCACACTCACTGAATCGGCAAAGCGGTACATTATCGCTGGCATCTTTGCAGCCGTGTTGCTGCAGTTCGTTATTGGGGGCGTGTTCATCCATAGGCTAGGGGTGCTCAAGCAACAAGAAAAAGCTTGGCGCGCTGAGGTGCAACATAGCAAAGAGCGCATTCGCGCATTGCAAATCAACATTGATGCCAAGCAAGCCGAAAACAAACTACTTACCGAGCGCATCACAGCGGCACAACAGCAGCTTGATACACTCTACTCACAAATTGACAACAGGGAAGTAACGCTCCTCGAAATGAAAAAATATGGCCAAAAAACTATTGACTCTTATCTCGCTTTGCCTCTTGATGAGCGCCGCGCTGCATTCACAAAACTTATCGGCCGAAGATAGCATCAGCATCTCCGTTGCCGAAATGGACACCATTACCGTTAAGTTGCTCCGGTTGCAAACACTAGAGCAATACACTTCATTGCTTGAGCTCAACGTGAAAGACTTGAAGTTGGCGCGCGAAACCAGCAAAGCCCTTATTATCGACCTCAACACCAAGGTCAATAACCAAGACATCATCATCCGCGACTATCAACTCAAGGAAGTAGAATACAAAAGCGTCATCGAAAACGAGCAGAAAATTTGCACCATCGAAAAACGGCAGATTCGAAAGCGCTGGATGCTCATTGGTGGCTCTGGTACCATCGGTGGCGTTATTATTGGATTAGTATTAGGCCTATTAGCGAATTGATATGCTTCCCGTAAACCTCATATACAGAAGTAGCAGGCATAGGTTATACCTAGCAACTGGCACCCATGAACTCACAGGTGACCAAGCAGCCCGTTTATACGAGCTGCAGCATAGCCAACCATCTTATGATGAATACTGCTCTAAGTTGGCTGCCATTATTTTAAAGCCCAGCATATTCAATTTGCGCCAACTCGCTTGGATTCTTGCTATCAACAATGAAGCCTTTGAGCAATTAACCCCAGCATTAGAGCCATTTCTACCAATATCGGCTGGGTCAAATAATGGTACTCAAGATCTTCAGCTCGTTTTTAGTAACCGTCAAGAGAAACAAGTATTACCTCGATTCTGGTACAAAGGATGGTTCTATGAAGGCCCCAGTACCCGGTTATCCAATATTACCTTGGAGGAGTTTGCCTATGCCGATTATTACTTCCTCCAGTACCATAAAAACCCATCGCGCGACAATATGCTGCTATTGTTAGCCTGTTTATACAGGCCTTGGCGTTGGGACAATCTCCGGCAGTATGGCGATGCAAGGCAGCAATTCAATAGCCATACTATCGAAAGCAGGGCTGCTCACTTCGAAAGCACATTGCCCAGGTATGGCTATTATTCCTTAGAGTTTTTCCGTTCTGGGCGTGAGCTTATTACAGAGCGGTTCAAAGACCTATTTAGCCAAGAAAATAAAGGTAAAGCGTCCAGTAGCGGCAATGGATGGGTGAACCTAATGTACAGCATGGCAGGTCCACAATTCGGAACGGTACAACAAACTGGGCAAACTAGGCTTGGCGATGTATTGCTATACTGCCGCCAGCTGAAGCAAGAAAATGAAAGAATTGAAGCACAAAGAAATAAAAACGGATTATGAACTACATATTGCTACTTGACTTTGGAGGATTGGATGCCGGTGAAGTATTTCTGCCAACTGCAGAACCTACTATATATAGTTCTTCCTCCAATACCGATTTTTTAATGTTGCTGGCCACCATGCAAGCCCTGCCCGATTACTTCCTGCAGGCGGTAAGTTTTAATGCTCAAGATAAATTGGCTGGCATTGAAAAAGCAATGGTTGACTCGGTAACCTGGACACCTGCCGTTGGCGATTATTACTCCGATTACAACCAAGAGCTCGACCTCTACAAAATCACCGGCATTGTAGGAGATGAATTTTCAGTGCTCAAAATAAATGGTAACCTAACAGGCATAACCAATCCATTCCTAGAAGCAATATCAGGCTTCGAAACCGACCGATACCAAGTATTGCACCCATCTCCATCATCTTCATCAAGTAGCTTATAATGGGCCTAAATAGCAGCTATAGAACCTACTTTAAGTCTTTGGCCAACAGCCATGCCGATTTAGGAGCCGGGCAAAGTGATAACCACTTTGCTTTGGTTTCCTTCTTTCAGTTCAACGATGCTATCCGTAGCAAAATAAGTTGGCCATGTCTCGTTGCGGAACCTGCAGATATGAAAATAGACGGCCCTAATGAGAGCCAGACCATGGACAATTTTACGGGTGCTATTGCCATTTACCAAAAAGTAAGCGCCCGGAACGATACCCCCGAACAGAAAGATGATAAGGCCGATGAAGCACTTACCATTCTCAAAGAAGTGCTATCCAAAATGAAAGCAGATGCTCAATCGGGTACAGCTCATTACTTGCTTCGCAAATTTGAAATACGAACCTCAAGCATTCTGAAAATTGAAGAAAACGACTATGTTGGTTACCGTGTTGAGTTCACCTTTGGCTATAACTACAACTACAAACCCGATCCAAACAAATGGCTATAACCATAATTTACGAAACAGCAGCTCAATACTATGCCGGTAGCCCTATGGCATTTCGCCTACAAACCGATAAGTATGTGCAAACGCCAGGGCAAAAAATAGCAGTTGTTATTGTTATTACTCCAGGCAACGAACCCGGTGTCGGTGATATAATCGAAATAGCCTCAAACTGGGGCTTTACGCTTACGTTTACCTTCGTGGCAAGCAATCCATCAACCAATGAGCTTACTGCTTACAGCAGTGGCACGCTAGCTGCTTACATTGCACAATTGATAGCCGAGCTTCAGCAAAATTACGTTATCGGTACCTTTTTCGATTTAGCAGATACTAGCCCACTGGGTTACACCTTCGGTTCAATCACTTTGTCCAAAAGAGATAGCGGTATCATTAATCTATCGGGCAATACCGGTGGTTTTTCGGTGGTCCATTCCAATGTGGTTATAGATCCTGTTTATCGCCCAAACTTCTCTTTTATATTGGAGCTGTATGTTGAGCAGCCATACAATAGCGGCAATTACGGTAAAGCTACTTCGCAGCTGGCCAATGCTGTTTTTAACCCCGTGCCCAATGCCGATAGCCAAGCCGATGTATACATCAATGATGTGCTCTACAGCTTCTTGACTTTCGATTTTCCGCAATTGCCTGCCGATAATATTTTGGCAAAGCTTTGCACCAACATACAGGTTAGGTGTTGGTTGCGCATTACAGAGGCATACGGCAATCCGGTTACGGTTCAGCCTTGGAGCCAGTCATTGTACCGCTTTGGCTTTGGCGTAAAAGGAACTATCAAAGATTCGGAATACAACCAGGCTTACGACCCATCTCCTGCAGCTGGCCCAACGGTAAACAAGTTTATGACTCGTTGCCCCGATAAAGAAGTATTGCCCAACCAACCAGAGTGGCTTACCTACCGTAGAGATGATGTAGCGATCAACAACATCCTCATCAAAGTAACCTTTGCCGATGGTACCTTATACTCTGCCGGCACCGCTCCACAAATAAACAAGAGCACATTAGATGCCGTAAGTGGCGAAAATGATGTAATAATGATTGAAGCGGGTTATGCTCAGCTTGGCCTTGATGCGCTCCCTAGTTCAAGCCCTGTGGCAAAATGGGAAATCCAATTCCTAGATGCTGCCAACGATACGCTTTACAAGCCCAAGGTATATTATCTAAAAGACCAGCCTTTTCTATACGTCCGTTACTTTATCTTTCAAAACAGCCTTGGTGGGGTTGATACCCTGCGTTGCACTGGTACCTTAACCAAGCTGCACAAGGTAGAGCGCGAAAAATCATACCGTGCCAGGGAATTTACCTTTCAGAACCCACAGCGCTTGGTTATCAGTACCGTTACCGATGAGGAGATGATGTACGAACTCAATACTGGCCACATCAAAAAAGCTTATGCAGATTATCTGCAGGAGTTTTTGCGTAGCGAGTATGTGTATGAGTACAAAAATGGCGCTTATTACCCGGTGCAAATAGAACCCGGTAGTTGGGAGTTGTTTGAGGAAGGCAAAGGCATGTACAGCATTACTTTTAAGTTTATTACAGCTTACGAAGAAACCGTTTACTAATGGATAATGGCATCAAACTAACGGTAGGTGGCCAAGTGGTCGAAGTGTTGATAGATACCATCGACATGGATTACCAGATTACCAATATCGAAACCATGGGGACCGTGGATAGCAATAAAAGCTTTCCTATATCGGCACCATATACCCAAGCCAACCATTTGGCTTTTGAGCATCTGAATGTATTGGCACTCGAAAACCGATTGCCATACAAAAAGATACCGTGCACCCTGGAAGACAATGGCACCCCATTGCTAAAAAATGGTGTTTGCCGCATCAAGAAAACAGGTAGGCAATATGAATTAGAGATTGGTGGCGGCAACTATGATATGGTAGATGCCATTAAAGATTTGAAGCTGCAAGATTTGGATTGGGCGGAGTATGATCACTTTTGGACACTGGCAAACGTTCATGCCAGCCGTAACAATACCGAAGGCTATATTTACTTGGCCAACAATTACTTTACCGACTTGGCCACAGCGCCTATTGATAACATCGATAGGGTAATACGGGTCGATTATATCTACCCTTGCGTTTTTTTGCATAGCATCCTTACCAAAATGGGTGAGTATACCGGTGTTGCATTTCAAGGCGACTTGCTCCAAACCCAAAACTTCAAAGATTTGGTTCTTCCGTTTGTTAGAAGGGATTATGTGAGAAATACGGATGGTAGAAAATACTTGGCAGCTTTTAAATTTAATAATGATATAGCACCAAACTCAACAATAGTTTATGTTTACCAAAACTTACAAGTAACTACCCCTGGTACTTATTTTAATCTGGGAAGTGCTGGCGTATTTCAAAATTTTTTTTGGTTTGCGGACGATGTAACGGTCACTTTTAAATTTACTTTATTTGTCGAGGCATCATTTAATGGTACTATTAAAATTAGATATACTTACTTTGATGGCTTTAACCAACAAACTGGAGAACAACTATCCTATGTCAACTTTATTAGTGGAACGATAGTAAAATACATAACGCTAACTTCCCGAAGAGGAATTAGTCAAGTTGCGCTTATCGCGTTTGAATTTGGTGTAGCTATACCGGGTTCGGGCAATAGAATAACAGCTGACTCAACTATAGAGATTGTAGCATGTACAATAAACAAAGCTGGCAATATATCATTTTTGCCAAATGCTGGACCCAACTTCGTTACCTTATCAAGCGCATTGCCCGATATGAAATGTGGCGATTTACTCAAGGCGCTGGCCAATATGTTCGGATTGCTCTTTCAGTACGATGAAGCCAGCAACACCATGAAAGTGGAGCAAATAGCCAAGCTATATGCCAATAAACCCAAAGCAGATGATTGGACAGAGCTCATTGACCCCACAACCGCGGTAGTGGAATACGAGCTGGGCAATTACGGCCAAAACAACAGAATGGTTCTTTCCAATCCCGATGGCATCGATACGCTCCAGGGCAGTTATAACTTTACCATCGACAATGAGCACTTGGCACCTGAAAAAGAAGTGTTTAAGTTGCCGTTCCAATGGACCGATAATGTTCAATTGCTGGAAGACTTAACCGTAGCGCATATACCCATTATCGCAGCCGAAGAAGACCCAGACGTTTCAGGCCAATACCTGTATAAGCTCTCTGGCGATAGTAAGCCGCGCATACTATCGGTGATCAGGGAAGATGTAAGCGCAAACAATTTGGCTTACTATGATGGCGTAAGTACCCTCAATAGCAGCATAGCGCCACTAGGTTACTACTACCGTGCCGATGGCACCAATAACCTTGACCTCAATACCTTAATCACTGCCAACCAATTGGAGCAAATAACCATGCTCAAAAAAAGCAGAAAGGTAACCTTAGAGGTAGCGCTTACCGCTAACCACATCAATAGCCTTGATTTTTTTGTGCCTGTATATATTCGCACCTGGGCAAAATACTTCTATAAGAATCGAATCAGCCGCAAAACCAAGGGCATGAGCAAAGTAGTGTTGGTAGAGCTGTAGTGTCCTTTAGTTGACCATATAGCCATGCTACTTTAGTAGTATGGAATTCAATTTAAACGAGGACATTGCCGCCGAAATTGAAAGGTTAAACCTAAGCGTAAAGTCTTGGACGGCTAAAACATTGAGCCTTGTAAGGGGCGATGTTATCCATTTGGGCGTAGTATCTAGTGGTGAGCTGCTGGAGTCGTTGCAGTACCGAATCCGTAAAAAACAAGGCCTGCCCGACAAAATAAGCCTGCAACTTAAAAGGTACGGTATCTTCCAAATTTATGGCGTAGGCCGTGGCGTTAAAGCAGCTACGGCATCTCTAAGCAGTCGTAAAAAGCGCGATTGGTACAATGTAGTGCTCGAAAAGCAACTACCAACCCTCGAAGAAGAATTGATGAACAGCGTTGCCGATATCGCCATCCGAAACCTACCGGTTAGCATTAACAACTCAAACAACTAATCATGGCCGATAAAACCAAAGATATTGCCCTCAATATCTATCTCAACCCATCCGATGCAACCAAAGGCATTACCAAGCTTCGCAAAGAGTTCAATCAGCTGCAGAAAGATATCGAGAAGCTCACGCCCGGTACGGAAGAGTATATAGCCGCTACCAAGCGATTGGGAGAGTTGGACAAAACCTTTGAGAACCAAAGTAAAACCATCCGTGGCCTGCGCTCTGAAGCTACTAAGCTTCGGAACGTAATAAACAATGGATTGATACCGGGTACCAAAGAGTACAATGCAGCCGTAAAGCAATTGCAAGGGCTTAACAGCCAAATACAAGCCCATACCAACAAAATAAATAATGTAGGTGGCGCATGGGACACAGTAAAAAAAGGCATGCTAGGCGTTATACCCAGCATAGTTGCCTTTGCTGGTGTCGATGCGCTTTTTAGTGGTGCGAGTAACATGCTCAAGCATAATGCCGATTTAAGCGACAGTTTTGGCGATGTGCGCAAAACTACCGGCATGACCAACGATGAGGTAAACGACCTGAACAATAGCTTCAAAAACTTCAATACCCGAACCCCACGAAAGGAGTTGCTCGATTTGAGCATTGTTGCAGGTAAATTGGGCATTAAAGGGGTGGCCGATGTAAGTAAGTTTGTAAAAGCTGCCGATATGATCAACGTTGCCTTGGGCGAAGACTTGGGCGACATTGATACCGTAGTGCGTAACCTTGGGGCACTCAATAACCTGTTCAACCTAGATAAGCTTTACGGTACCGCCGATGCTATGCTCAAGGTTGGCAGTGCCATCAATAGCGTGGGTGCTGCCGGCACAGCGCGCGAAAGTGCCTTGGTTGATTTCAGTAGCCGGGTGGGTGGAGCGGCCAACTCAGTTGGATTGCTTATTGACCAGGTAATAGGTTATGGCGCCATACTCGATGAAGCTATGGTTAGCAGCGAAACCAGTAGCACGGCCATATCGCAGTTTTGGGTAAAAATGGGCCAAGATGCCGAAAAGTTTGCAGGCATAGCAGGTATGGAGGTCGATGCTTTCCGTAAACTGATGGCCGAAGATTTTAACGAAGCATTTATTAAAGTACTCGAAGGCCTTAAATCAACGGGCGGTGGTATTGAAGAATTGGCTAGCAGCATGGCCGGTGCCGGTGTGGATAGCAGCCGCATGATACAAAGCTTGCAAGCCTTAGCCAATAATACTGATAAGCTCAGGGAAAAACAGAAGCTCAGCGCCGAAGAGTTCAAGAAAGGCTCAAGCTTAATGGATGAGTTTGCCGTAAAAAATGACAATCTAGCGGCCAAGCTTGAGCGATTGAATAAATGGTTTACTGGCAACTTCGTGAGCGGTGGCATAATGAAAGCTTTTGAAACCTTGGTTGACCTTGCCGATAAATATGTGCAAGTTCCACTAAGCCAAACTTTGGAGAAAGAACGAATAGGCCTTAACTCGCTAGTATCTATGCTCATTGAGCACAACGATAACCAAAAGCGGCGAAATGAAATTATTGCACAAATACAAAGCCGTTACCCTGACTTCCTCAAAAATATGGATGTCGAAAAAGTAACTACCGAACAGCTGAGCACAGCACTTGCAGCCTATAATGCTCAAATGCTGAAAAAGATTACTCTCCAAGCCTACGAAGAAAAGCTGGCAGATGCAGTAAAGCGTAAAATTGACCTTGAGGACAAAAGAGACAAAGTAGAGGAAGAAGCAAACAACAAAGCTTTTGAGGCGGGTAAATTATTAAATGTACAACTGAGCGAAACCATGAGCTTGGAGGAGAAGTATCAATTGCTTCGCGAAAAGCGTAACAAAATGATTGCTGCGGCCGGAGACAAAGGGGAGGCTAGGAGACTTGCGGAAATAGATAAGATGCTTAATTCTATCGGAAGCACACTTAATGATGTTGTTTTAACTAACCTTGGCGATTTTGCTAATTTAATTGCCAAAGAAGAAGCCGACATCCAGAAATTAATGGATAAAATCAATGGTGCTCAGTTAGATGCCGGCACAAATGCGCCTAATGCGCCTGCAGGCAGTCCAACAGCAATTGGACCAGTAGAGCTTAGCGATGAACAGAAAAAAGCAATCCAAGAACGCATTGATGCAAATAGAAAGATGCTTCAAGAATTGGAAGAACTCAATATCTCCATGATTGAAGATGATTACGAGCGCGAACTAACCCAATTACACCAGAAACAAGTATTGCGTAAACAGGATGTAATTGATAGTAAGGCAGATGCCGAAACGAAAAAAGCGATGCTACTGGCCATTGAGCAAGAATTTATGCTTAATGCAAACGACCTGCGTAATAGATACTATGAAATTCAAAAGAAAGAAGGTGAAACTGACCTAATTGAAAGGGAAAAGCAACTCAAAGATGAGCAGGATATACAGTACCGAAACGAAGTAGCAGGCTTACAAATGCGAATGGCCTTGAGCAAAGAAGGCACCAAGGAAAGGCTTGAGGCCGAAAAGGAATTGCTGCTGCTGCAGATGCGCTGGGAGATAAACCAGATGAAGCTTACCGAAAAAGAAAAAGAGCTTCTTAAGGCCGAAACCCTACAGAAGATTGCTGAATTAGAGGAAATCTACCGGAAGCAGCAAGTTCAGGAAGAGGAAAAAAACGCTGAGGAAGCCAATCAGGTAAGAGAAGAGCGGCTTCAACTTGCATTTGATAGTATGCAAACCATGCTGCAAGCCATGCAGGATATCTTTACATTGGTTTATGACATTAGAAAGCAAGAAATTGAGGACGAACGTGCAGCACTGGAAGAAAAGTTCAATTTACAGGAGCAATACAAAGCTGATGAGAAAGCCAGAAACCAAGAGGCGTATGAAGATGACCGAATAAGCAAGCAAGAGCTTGACCAATACAACCGCGATATTGATATTCGGTATACCAATGACCGCCAAAAACAGGAAGAGGAGCTAGATAGGAAAGCCGCCAAGATTGAAAAGGAAGCGGCGAAGCGCAAAAAAGCCCTTGCCATAGTACAAGCTATTATAGCAGGTGCCCAAGCGGCCATGCAAGGTATTGCACAATTTGGTCCACCGCCAAGCCCTGCCGGTATTGCTGCATTGGCAGCTGCAGCCGTAACTACTGCTGTGCAGATTGCCGTTATTTCCAAAACCAAATTTGCCAAAGGTGGCTCTACTATGCCCATGAACACCTTTGCAGGTGGTGGCCCTGTGAGCAATACCAAAATAGGCATGATTGGAGAAGAAGGACCAGAGTGGGTAGCGCCTAACTGGATGCTGCGCAACCCCGAGACCGCCAACATTATTGGTATGCTCGAAGATATGCGCATCAATAGGCAGTATTATGCCACCGGTGGCGCCACGGCCAGTAAAACCCAAACTTCAATGCCTAGCTTCTCTGCTCCAACCATAGCTGCTGCAACCGCTGACCCCGAAATGAAGATGCTGCTAAACAAGTTGCTGGCCAAGCTAGATGAACCTTTAAAAGCCAATGCCATTATAGGCAACCGCCAAATTGAAGAGCTGGAGCAAGCCAGTAAGCGATTGGGCGATAGCAAACAAAAAGGCCGTACCGATTAATGTTGCAACTGTGTAAATGTTTTGCCATATTGCATAAAAATTATACGACATGAAAGTATTGATTACATTTATGATTCTGTTTGCCGCAATTTCGGCAAATGCACAATGCACTTTTCCTAAACAATACAATGGTATAAAGGTTGCTACTGTTGCTTGTTTGTATGGTAAGCCCTGTGTTTTGCTCAGAGGTTATGGATACGTAGACATAAGCGATAGTGCAGGTACTAATAAAGTGCTTAGCTATGAAAAAATAGGCGATGTAAAATATGCCAAATTAGCCTGTGGTAGTTTTATTCCAGTTGCAGAAGGTGGTAACTTGATTAGCAGATCAGTAAGTGCCGAAAATAGCAAACTTGGCAGGGGTCTTTCTACCAGCGGTAGGTGGTTTACCTCTGGGGCTTTTTTTATGTTTAGCGGTGGTATGGCAGCTATCATTTCAACTATACGCAGCGAGAACCAAATCAAATATGACCTTACAGACCCTAATAATCCAATAACTATTCCTCCAAATACAAGCCCATCATTAAGAAGATTCAAGACTTATTTCCCAATTGCTTTAACCACTTTTGGGAGCGGCTTGATGATAGTTGGGGGAATAAAAATGATTAATGTTGGTAAAAAAGCCCCCTTAAGTTCAAAGCTTCAACTACATTATTACGGCACTTCTGCGAGTTTGCGCCTACGCTTTTAAGCGGTTGACACATTCATACTTTTAAAATAAATTGCCCCTATACTTGCAAAAGTGGTAGGGGCTTTTTACTTTTACCCCCGACACAGATTACCTAGTACCTATATAACGCGGTTTAGTCACTGAGATTTATTAAGAACCGCCCCCACGAGCCCTAAGAAGGGTATAGTCTCTTAGCGTTATGCGCTAGGTGTTCTGTGTCAGCGTGGGGGCCTTTTTATTTAATCAACCCAAAACCGTGACTATGACACAGAACACGAACAAAACCCAAAAGCAAGAGGCCAAGTTTGCAAAAGCTATGCAAGAGGCCTTGATTTACCGACTGGAGCAACTATCCCCAAACAGTAGCTTCAAAGACCTTGAAAAAATCTTGAAAGGCCAAGCCACTGGCCGCGATGCCGGAGACTTCGGCGACTACGTAAACCTTGTAGAAACGGTATTTGAACCCTACAACGATGCGATAGTAGAAACCGTAAAACACGAAGGCTCTGCAGCCGAAGTGGGGCTTACCATATCTAAAGCGGTATTTGCTGATATGCTCAGCGGCATGGAAGTTGGCCATGGCAGCGTATGGAACGACCAGATAAACCTGCGCGCACTTACTAAAGTACTTGAACTACTGGACAGGATCCATTACATCGATAAAGACTAAACCATTGCAAGCAGTGCATGCCAGCCCTACGTATACCCATACGTAGGGCTTTTTTTTTATACCACATTGGGTACTTGCTGCTTGTTTATTGCCAAAAAACGGGCATCGTATAGCAAATTGGCTTTCCGCTTACGGCTTTCTGCCAAATGGATGTAAATTTTGATCGTCTCCCACTTGCTTATGCCCATCAGCTCCATACACACCTCAGGCGAACCACCGTTCTCCAAAAACAGGGTTGCAAAAGTATGCCTGCCTATGTGAAACGACATGGGGGTTTTGATACCCGCCTTTTTCCTTACCGACTTAAGCGATTTATTTAAGGTTGCATTTTGCGTTACCTGAAAAACCCTACCCGTTTTGGTATTTACCAACGCCATTAGGTTAGGGCCAATCGGGAAAACTACCTTTAGTTTCAGCTTGCGTGTTTTTTGAGGTACAAACTCCATTTTGTCGCCAATAAATTGGCCATGTGTAAGGTTAACTACATCTTGGTACCGCATTCCGGTGCCACAGCTCCAAAGAAAACACCTTAAAGCCTCTTGCTCGTTGTGTGGCAGCTCATTGGTTGCAAATAGCTCTATTAGCTTATCTAGTTCAGAATTAAGCAAAGCCATACGGCTACCTCTTGGGCGCTGTACTTTAAAGTTCAAGTAAGGGTCTATTATTTTGGCTCCAGTTTCTCGAACTAATGCCAAAAACTTCTTGAAATTTTTATGGTGCTTTCCACGTGTACTTTCTTGCAATCCATTGCTTAGCATATGCAAGTCCCATTTCCGTACAAAAACGGTATCGATATCGCCAAATGTAGCTGAAGAACAATACTCGTTAAGCTTTACAAGCATTTGGGCATAATCTTTTTTGCTGGTCGGGTACCTTTGGCTTTCTTGCTCTATCAACCCTGCCAGAACTGATTGTACGCTGGTTCTAATTGATTTGTTGCTGTACATTTCGGCAATGGTTTGCACCGTAAAAACCTTATCGGTAAAATGCAAAGTATTGATGATATCAAACAACCTTGCATTAGCCTTAAATATGGCATCGTTGTAGGTTTTTTCTAGTTTCTTATCCTTTAAGCCCACTATCCTCTGCCCGCGAGAGTCAAAGTTTTCTGGAGCAACATGGAAACCCAATGGAATGACCTTTCTTTTCCGATCGGTAATAATCTGTAATTGAACCGCCCTTGTTCCGTCCTCGCGAACGTAATCGCTTCTCAATACTACTTTGTGTGTTGTGTTAAACATGGAAACAGGTTGTTAAACGGTTTGTGAAACAAAGCGACCTGGATTCCTAGAAAGTGTAGATTTTGTGTTGCAAGCCTAATGTGGCTTACAGGCTTAAAACGCAAAGCGGAGTGGAAATTCCACTCCGCTTTAGCGGTCCGGACGGGACTCTATAGTCTTTCTGAAACCATTGTCATTATTAGGTTATAGGTTTTATGTTTTGGGTATTGTAGCAACTTTTGTACTTTATTCGGGTATGGATATCTGATTCTGTGCAAGCAAACGCATCATTTTCATTTCGCGCTCATAGCTCAGTGTTAGTTTTCGGTAAGCCGTATGCAGCTCTTCGCTCAGCTCCTTGAGCTTGCTATTGCCGTATGGCTCTTGTGCCTCTTGAACAATAGAAAGCTTAGTCAACTCCTCCTCATACTCACTCCCAAACTCTTTATCAAAGTCTACCTCAAGGGTTTCGCAAAAGGTTTTAACATACTCCAGCTTAGGTAATTCGGCTTTTCTAATGTTATTCCAAGTACCACGGGTAATATCCAGCACTAGGGAAATATCACCAACAGAAAATGAAGATTTCTTAAGAATCTCGTCCATCTTTTTACCGACATGAATATTTTTTCTATCTGACATACAAAGGTTTACGTCAATTTGTGCAAATTGATGAATAAATTACTGCGTAAATTGAACAGGTATTTATAGTTTTACAATGTAGCCCGTTTATAAAGGCAAAGTAAACACTAAATAACAAACTGTCAACTATATGTTGTGTAAGGAAGATATTATCAAGATTCGTAAATCATTGCCCAAAGGTTCAATCAAGGCGATAGCCAAAAAATTAGAGATTGATAGAGTGACCGTAAGCAGCCATATGAACGGTCATATGGAGTTCCCGAACATGGATATTATCAATGCTGCTATCGATATCAGAAATGAATACCAGGATAAACAAAAGTTGGCCTTAAGCAAATTAAATGGCGACCACTAATCCATATAGCTCTTTTGTGTACAGGGCCTGTGCTGCGCGCACCAGGCTTATCAATAAAGGTGCCTCAAAAGTACCCGTGCTAAAAAGCCATAAGGATGTCGATTCGCTTAAAAAATGGCTTCAATTCTATGGCCATGTAGGTAACGATAAAGTAAAAGCCTGGTTCTTCAGAGAACTAGCAACAATTGAGGCTGTTATGCCACCTAATTTTCAAAAGCAGCTTGAAAAACTATTGACCGATGAAGAAAACTAACCTTGAGTATTACTATCAACTACAATCTAGCGATTCTATTATCGAGGAGACTGTGATTGAGTTGTCCGACCCTCATTCCATTACATGGATTCGGTATGTAAAACACAGCAATGGAGCTGGAGACGAAGGCCATTTTACGCCTAGGAAATTTTCAGGTGGCGTAATGAACTTTATCCAAAAGCACTTTCAACGCACTCACGAGTCAACATACAACCGGGTAAGAACCAGTGCCATGAATGCTGCCCTTGCCATTTTTGCAGCATCAACAACTAATATTTCAGAACCTCAAAAGCCATTCAAATTGATTGACGTAACCGATTTGCCAATTGATGATTTGCGCACCAGGCTTTACCTACTTGAGCGCGAAATAGCGAAAGCACCTACGCCTGAGGTAATTAGTATGCTTCAAATAGAGCGCCAGCAAATATTAGATGAAGTGTTTAACCGTGCAAGACCCTTGGTATGAGCGATAAAGCCAAAATGCCACTAACCGAAGCAAGATACTTGGCCGAAGCCATTAAAAGCAAGCTTGCGCCTCACTGCCAAATGATTGCCATAGCCGGCAGCATTAGAAGAGAGAAGTCTTTTGTTGGCGATATCGAGATAGTGGCCATACCCAAAACCGAATTTGTCCAAAGCGAGTTGTTTGGCGGCAATGTACCCAAGCGCAGTAAAGCCTTTTCTGATACAGTGCTAAGTTTCGGTTGGCACGACAAAGGCGACCCGGCCATGGGCAAAATGGTAAAAATGAATCTGCATGAAGGCATCAGCCTTGATTTGTTTATCTGCCAGCCCGAAAATTGGGGATACATATTCATGCTTCGCACCGGTAGTGATTGGTTTAATAAAGAAGTATTGATCAAGAGATTGCATGACCGCTATTATACCTTAGAAGACGGATGGGTGAAACTAAAAGGTAATACCGTGCACACGCCCCTAGAGAATGATATGTTTCAATTGATGCGGTTGCCCAACATACCGCCACATTACCGCGAAGAAGAAGCTTACTACAAATACCTGGAAAGGATAAGATTTAGTGCATCCTCTGGTAGCTAGGGGGAATGGGAGGCGCGCGACTCCCGGCACTTGCTAAAATGCTCTGGCTACCGGTGGCCACTAAAACCGGATCGTTCTTTATATCGATTCCGAGGAATCGCCGAACCATTACCCCTGCAGGCCTTGAGCAAGCCACCAAGCAGGGTTAAAATATAGTTGTTGGTTGGCCGCATAGCTGCGTTTGGTTCAGATTCTTATACAGCTATGCGGTGCACAACGCTTTACCACGGATATCAATTAACCAAGCCATATTTATCATGTCAGAATCAATTCAACAAGAAAAAGCCCTCAATGCTGCCGATGCCATCCAAATTGCCAAAGAAAAGGGCTGGAACCCGGTTAGCATTATCCTGAGCAAGAAAATCTATTACGTAGAGCCGGGACCGAAAACATGTTACCCATGGGAAACCGTAATTTTTGCAGGTAACCCCAAAGACTTAACAGAGGCCGATTTCGAAGGTAAAATATCGAAACCCTTTCCCAAAGATGAGGACTAAGAGCCGCATCAGGTTTTTGCCGGGTCAATTAGTTATCTGCGAAAACAGCCATTGGTACAACACTTCTAGCGAATTGCTAGAAGTTGTTGCCAACGGGCCAATAGCCGAAAAAGAATACACCGTAAACCTATATGCCCGAGTACAGCTCAAAGAAAAGTGGCTTATCAGCTACTGTGTTGAGCTCAAAGAATTCCCAGGCATACTTTACCCAGCAGCATTTTTCAGGCATGCCATGCCGCTAAAGAGCATCAGCAGGCTAGAGCAATCACTGGCCTTAGCACTAAAGATTACCACACCACAAAGAAATTAAGCAATGATTTATAGGTTAACACTCGAAGAGGCTACAGCTGCAGCAGTAGCAAAAGGCTTTGAAAGCTATACTGTTATCAAGGGTATTAGAAGCTATAAAGTAATCGAAGGCATTCACGACCATCCAATTGGAGGAACCTTGGTATATCAGTTTGGAACTAAAGACAAGCCACAGAAAGCAGAAATACGCCAAGTCGATAAGCTGTATATCACAGAAGGTGAAATGATGGCAAATACCTTAATGTCTCTAGATAAACCAATAGGAATCACGCCTGGCAATATCATTTACGAGTTGCGCATAATGGAGCTGCAGAGTGCCATTGATAGGTACGAACTTGCCAACATGCCTTACCCAATAATATGGCGTTACGAGCTACTGCAGGTTAAAGGATTATTAGCGTTATTGCAAGCAATTCAAACACCTGAGGCAATAGTTAATCCTATTCCTCCATCAGATCCAATTTCGCCTGCAGCTGAAATTACTCCAGCAATTGAACCTGTAATTGCCGCCGAACCGTCGCCCATCACAGCCACCGAAACGGATGAAGAAAGTAAAAAGGCCAGGCAAAAGGTATATAAGGACCGCTGGCGCGAGAAAAACAAGAACCGCATAGCCCAAGCCCAAAGCGAGGAATCAATTATTGGACCACCGGCCCTAAAGCGCACTAGTCCACAGAGCCAGCCCACTCTAGCAACAAATAATGTAATAGAGGAAGATGAAGACTATACTGAAGCCGAAGCTTTGGAGCTGGAGCCGATGGAAGATATTGACGATAAAGATTTCAAGCCGCAGCCTACATTGGCCAAGCGCGATACCAAGCCAGTAATAAAAGTAGATGAGGCAAACCCAGACGATTATGTGGCCGTGCCCTCACCGGTGTTTCGGAAAACAGATGATAACCATCCGCTTTTGCGAAACCTATCGCCCGAAATAAGGGCAAAAACGCATGTAGTACCCAAATTAAGCAAAGAAGAAATGGCACTGGCCATAGCAAGAGCCAAGCAAATCAGCCGCAAATAAACCAAAAAAGCAATTTACAAATGATTCAAATTCCTGAAATAGTAATAGAACATTTAAAAAATGGTGCACGATTAGCTATAAATCTATCGGGAGGAAAGGATAGCCAAGCAATGGCACGTGCATTATGGGAAGCTTTGCCTGAATATCGTCACCATATGTTTTGCATCCATGCCGACCTTGGTCGTATGGAATGGACTCAAACGATTGATATGGTGAAGCAATTGGCCAAGATGCTTAAGTTGCCTTTAACCATTGTAAGTAGGCCAAAAGGGGACTTATTAGCACGTTGGCAGGAACGAATGGAATTGTTAAAAGGTCAAAATAAACCCCATTGGAGTTCCTCAGCAGCAAGATATTGCACTAGCGATTTAAAGCGTAACCCTATTAATACTTATCTGCGCAACTATCCTTACATAATCAGTTGCGAGGGGATTAGAGCTATTGAAAGCTATAATAGGGCAAAAAAGGAAGTTTTTTCAACTAGAACAGCCATTACCACTAAAAATCGCAAGGCTTTTACCTGGTATCCAATATTTGATTGGAGCGAAGAGCAGGTATGGGAAAGTTGGGGCATGTCGAGTACTACTCTTAGTGTACTACGCCTTACATACGCTGCAACAGGTAAAGTGCATTCTATGTGGCCATTTCATCCAGCTTATGTTTTCGGCAACCAAAGGCTTAGTTGCTGTATGTGTGTGCTTGGTAGTAAAAAAGACCTAGCCAACGGCGTAAAGCATAACCCCGAAATAGCAAAAGAACTAGCCAAAATGGAAGATGTAAGTGGCTTCACTTTCAGAAAAGATATTTCCATAACTCAGTTAATAAAAGAACAAACGAATGCCCATTAAAACAAACAAACCCCTAAACGAATCACCCACACCCCAACCGATGGCGGAGGTAGTAAGCAAGCTGCACCCCGATTTGCGGGCTAAAACGCGCATAATGCCCAAGGTGAGCAAAGAAGAAATGGAAGCCGCCATACTTAAAGCCAACAAAAGCCTAGGCAAGTGCGGAGGGCACACCACCAGATATTGATTTTTTACTAACGCTTTTATAAATAACACGATTATGGATTGGAATACGATTATTAATGAAATGGATAATGTTCATGCAAAAGTGTATAAAGCGCTTCTCGCTATCATCGAAAAAGGTGGTTTGGTTACTTCTGTTGACCTTGAAACACAGGAGGGCTAAGCGATGGGACAACTATCATTATCACAATTGAATCGTCAAGTTGACGACTTTAATACTAAGTACAAAGTAGGCGATACCGTAAAGCTGAAACTTAATAATGGAGAAACTAAAGAAGTAAGGTTGCGAACAGAAGCTTACGTTACAGGCGGGCACTCTGCCGTTGCCTTTTTTGAGGGCATAGGCAGTTATTATTTAATTGACCGGGTAATTGGCAAAGCTAACCCATGAGCGCCCCCACCACCACCATTACCGGCAAGGTAATAAACCAAAAGGCACAGGCTGTGGGCAATGGGCAAACGGTTTATTACTCGCTGCTAGAAGTGCCACCAGAAGGCCGTGAGCGCAACCCAAAACATTACAAGCTCACCACCTTTAGCAGCACCGATAACGGTATGCTGGCCACCCTGCGCAAGCTCAACCAAAGTGCAACCATAGTGTGCCAAGTAAAAGGCCGCTACAACAAAAACAAAGAACTCATCATCGACCTCATACCCGTCGATATTATTGTAAACCCAGAAAATAGTTAACGATGAAAATAAACCTACAATACTTTTCAGAAAGAGCGCATGCAGTAATTAAGATTCTTGGTTTAATTAAGGTAATGCAGGGGTTCTTTTTGGGTTTGGAAGAAATAGCCAAACCCACCAGCAAAACGAGTTTAGGGCTTGCCATTGTATTGGTGATAATGGCAATTACGCTGATGTATTTCTATATAATCAAAAAAGACCTAGCCGAATGAAATTCATACCCATATTATTTAGCACCGCAATGGTGCAGGCCAACCACGACGGCCGAAAAAACCAGACACGCAGGCTCAATGGGCTTGATATGTTCAATGCTGAACCTAGCAAGTATAAGTACCAAGGATTGCACGATTTTACGCCCAGTATCCATTTAATGAAAGAAGTTAGTGGGCTGAAATGTGAATGGGAAGTTGATTGCCCATACGGCCAAGTTGGTGATGTGCTTTGGGTACGGGAGAGTTTTGCCGAAGTTAGAAACCTTCACGGTGCAAGGCTTTGGTATGTTTACAAAACAGGTTACCGAACTAATAACGGGCTACATCCTTGGCGCCCATCCATACACATGCCAGCGACAGCTTGCCGCAGCTGGTGCATTATTACCGGTATTGAGTGCCAACGCTTGCAGGATATTACTACGGAGGATGCAATTGGAGAGGGTATTGCAGTTGTAAGTGTAGCTAATCAAAAGCAAACGTATTATCGCAATTACCATTCAGAGAAGGGCTATGTTAGCCGCCCCGTAAACAGCTATCAAACACTTTGGGAATCTATTAACGGCCTTGATAGTTGGGATGCCAACCCTTGGGTGTGGGTAGTGCACTACCAGCACACCACCACACCACCTGCCGGATGGGAGGAGTATTTACAGCATATTGAAATCAGCAATCTTAAACAGCACATAAATAAAGACCTCAAGCCATTCACCCCTGAGTTTGATGCTGCAAGACAAAAGCTGAAAGAATTGATTGACTCTAGCAAAAGGAGGGCGAAATGACAAAGAATGTAAAAGCTATAAGCGTTAGCCTCAAGGAGGTTCATAGTGGCGAAAAGTCAATAAGGGTTCAAGATTGGCAAAACACCCGGGCGTTTGTACCAAAGATTGCATTCTTCGGACACGACAAAGACAATAAATACTGGATTGCGGAGTGGTGGCTATTACAAAGCCCATTGCAATATACCCTTAAGCGTAGCCGCAACTTTGAAGTTTCGGCACCAGAGGAAGCCAAAAAGTTTGATTGGGCTGATGATGCGCCTACAGCAGCTGAGCGCGTGGCTGAAAAACCGCCATTTGGCATTATGCCCTATACCATTGTACAAACCGATAGGTTGGCAGCATTGCAAGCAGCCAAAGAGCGATATATAGCAGCTGGCAAAAAGCACCCGCCAGAATGGGATATAGAAATACTTTGGATTGACTTGATGCTTAAGTGCATTGAAGATTCCAAAACCCGATTCCCTGAATTTTATAACAATAGCAAAGAGCAACAATGAGAAAGAGCCGTATCATCTTCGTAGGCATCCACAACAAAGCTGGCAAAGAACCGCTGTGCTCTAGCACTAAAACAGGCAAAATAGTGGATGAAATAGCTGAACAATTTGCAATCAATGACCATGAGGTGGTTAAAACCAACCTGTACAACATTGACTCAATGCCTGAAGGTGCAACTCATGCCGCCATACTGGTTGCTGATTTCTTTTATCGTAACAAGTTTGCAGAAAACGACATTGTGGTGCTATTGGGCAAAGATGTGCAAACCGTCATACCCGTAATGCACACCGTCTCGTTGCTAAAGCTTAACCACCCAAGCTCTGTATTCGGCACCGAAAAGCGCCAAGCCTACATTCAACAGGCTATACAAAGTATAAACGATAGGATGTTGCCCTATTAGCCTGGCCTTTCAAATTCCACCCCATTACCCAACCTTTGACCAAAGACTAACTAACCGGCATGTATACAGAAGATAGCATTGAAAAAGTAAAAGCAGTAAAGTTGGCCAGCGTGGCCGAAGATATTTTTGGTTATAAGCCGGAAA